CCAATCAATATCGAGTTTGGAGTAAGCGCAAGTTACACTCCAATCAAAACAACTTCTACGTTTTTCAAAGGCAGCATGTCGAATTTCGGTAACAACACCATCTACCTTCTCGGGGTAGATGAGAATGGCGATCCAGCCGACGTGCCGTTTCCCTCGACCATGACGCAAGATTACGGCGCCGTCGATTTGTTGTTGCTTTACGCCAAGGGAACGCCGGGCGATACGCTCACGCTGGTCGGCGAGGGGGTGGCGGGCGGCCAAGCCTATTAACGAAACAGACAACTGCCAAAGGAAAAAACCATCATGCAACCGCTCTGCACGCGAGCCGATGTCGAAGCTGTTTATATGCCTTCCAACGTCGCCAAGTGGGCCGACCTCGACGGCGACGGCGACGCGGCGGATATCGACGCCCGGATCGACCGCTATTGCGAAGTCGCTACGGCCGACTTTTACGACCGCCTTCGCGGCGGACCTTACGCCGTCCCGCTAAGTTTCGGCGATGACGCGAGCGGAATTTCCACCACGAACACCGTCGCTTCGTTTGCAGGCGTGTTACTGTACGAAGCAAACGGCGTCATGGACTTCAACCCGGAAACGGGCCAGCCGCAACATCGCCTGCATTTCCAACGCAAACAGTACGAGGATTTTTGTTCAGACCTGCGCAGCGGGCGGCGGCGAATCGACGCGGAGCGAGTTTGCCGATCCTGTACGGCCCCCGAGGTGGTGAAATGAAATGGGCAGATCAAGGATAAAAATCGATCCGAAACGAGTCGAAGACCTCGCCACCGTCGGCGTCCCGGTTAAGGATATGGCGATAATTTTAGGGTGTTGCGAATCCACGATCAAAAACAACTACAAAAAAGAGCGTAACGCGGGCCTCGCCAAAATGCGGCTTTCGGTTCGCCGGAAACTGTTGCAAGTCGCCTTGGAGGGAAATGTTCCCGTATTGATTTTTCTCGGGAAGTCACTTTGCGGATTGCGAGACAAAGATCCGTTTACCGGCCCGTACATTCCTGTTGACCAACGCCCGGCGCTCGGCGATGAAATTAAAGCAATGGACGCTACGGTGTTGCCGCCGCACTTGATGTATAAAAACAAACCAGCCCCCACGACAGTGGAAAATGTCGAAGCAGCGCAAGTCTAAAAAATCAGCCGAGCCTATCGCGGCGCCTGTGTTGACGCCGCGATGGACGCCTTTGCGCTATCACGAGCAGCAGGCGGCTTACTGGCTGAGCGCCTCGCGTTTCAACGTCTTGCCGTGCGGGCGGCGGTCGGGGAAAACGGAACTCGCCAAACGAAAATTGGTTCGTTCGCTGTCGATCAAAATCCCCGGATGCCCAAATCCGCGATACGTTTTCGGCGGGCCGACGAACGACCAAGCTCGGGAAATCGCTTGGCAGGATTTGCTGGACTTGATTCCCGACCACTGGATTGAGGGCGGGAAAAAAGGCACGAACGTGTCCTATTCTCGATTGTCGATCAATACGGTTTTCGGCTCGACTCTCCGCGTGGTCGGCTTGGATGCTCCAAGCCGGATCGAGGGAAAATATCTCAATGGCTTCGTAGGCGACGAATGGAGCGACCAAAAATACGGCGTCTTCGATTTGACGATCCGCCCGATGCTTTCGGATTTTGGCGGCTGGGCGGACTTGATCGGAGTGCCGAAACGGCAGGGCGTTGGCGCGGCGTGGTATCGGGAATTTTGCGAAAAGGTCATCGCCGGCGATTATTCCGACGCGGCGCTGTTCGCTTGGCCGGCGTCCGATATTCTTCCGCCCGAGGAGGTGGCACACGCCCGCGAAACGCTGGACCCGAAAGACTACGCGGAACAATACGACGCACAATGGCAAACCGCCGGGGGCGGGATTTTCCATTCTTTCGACCGAGCCTACAACGTGCGGCCGTGTTCCTACGATTCTGGCAAGCCGATTATTTTAGGCGCGGACTTTAACGTCGATCCTATGGCCTGGGTGCTCGGACACCGTTACGAAAACCGGCTGGAATGGTTTGACGAAATTTGGCTTCGCAACACGAATACGCAGCGAACGATCGACGTGCTCACCCAGCGATACTCCGATCACAAAGGTGGCGTTGAGGTTTACGGCGACGCCTCCAGCGATTCGCGGAAAACGTCGGCCCGTGCAACTGACTACCAGCAGATTGCAAACGATGGAAAATTGCGGCGCATGGGCAGAACGCTTCACGTCCCGCCAGGCAATCCGCCGGTGGAAGATCGGTTCGCCGCTTGCAACGCCATGCTTTGCAACGCGGCGGGAGACCGGCGAATGTTCGTCGATCCGCGTTGCAAACGGCTTATCGCGGACTTGGAAAACCGTTATTATAAACCGGGCACGCGGGACGTGGGCGATAAAGGCGACCTAGGCCACATTACCGACGCGATGGGCTACCCTGTCTATCGAATTTTCCCGATTCGCACTCAATTACCGCCGCAAGTAGTCGGCACCACGCGAGGCTAAAAAATGATCGGAAAGGAAATTACCGGCAAGCAGGTTGTCGCGGGCACGGTCGGCGGCGTCATCGGCGGCTCGTCGCCACTTCCCGCCAGTTACGAAACCTACCGTAAAATGCGGAAGCACCCGACGATTGCCCTTGCCCGGGCGCTCTCGGTCGCGCCGATCATTGCAGCGGAGTGGTCTGTGGAGGCGAAAGAAGACGTTTCGGCGGAAATAAAAAGCTGGGTCGAAGATCAATTTTTTCCAATCCGCGAATTGTACATCGAAACGTGTCTTTATGGCGGCATCGATTTCGGTCACGCAATGTTTGAAAAGGTTTTCGGTTATGACGGCGAGGCGGGGCAGATCGTGCTAAAAAAACTCAAGCCGCTTTTGCAGGATAACACCACGATCTTGACGCATTCCGATACCGGGGCGTTTCTCGGTTTCCGGCAAGGAACGGTAGAAGTCCCGCTTGAAAGTTGTCTGCTGGTCAATTTTCGCGTGGAGGGCACGAATTGGTATGGCGAGCCGCTCTTGGAAAACTGCCGCGAGACGTGGAATAAGTGGAACAAGGCCGATGACGGCGCGGCCCGCTACGACGCCAAAGTGGCCGGTTCGCACTGGGTGGTGCATTATCCGGTCGGAACTTCTTTGAATAGCATGGGCCAGGAAAAACCGAATAGCGATTTAGCATCGGAACTTTTGAAAACGCTCGAATCATCGGGAAGCATCATGGTTCCCGAGGTGGCCGACGTGGTTTCTTCGCTGGAAAAAAACGGCTGGCGGATCGAACTCCTGAGCGACAACGGCTCCCGACAGCCGGGATTTATCGACCGGGAAAACTATCTCGACAAGCTTTTAGTTCGCGGGCTGCTTATGCCCGAGCGGGCGATGATGGAGGGCCAGTACGGCACAAAGGCGGAGGCGGGCGCCCATATCGACTTGGCTTTGACGCTTGCCGAAAACGATCATAAGCGGATTACGCGGTTCGCTAACTGGTATCTTTTGAACGATTTACTAGTCTTGAATTTCGGGCAGAGTTATCGCGGCAAGGCATGGCTGAAACCCTCGCCGATTGCCGACGATTCCAAGTTGATTTTGAAGGACTTGTACGCCGCGATCCTAGCTAACCCGACCGGATTCCTGGAAGAGTACGGCCAGATTGATACTAATTCGATCAAGGACTTGCTGAAAATTCCGAAGCGTCAAGAAGGGTCGCCGGAAGAGGCAGTGCCCGGCGTGGACGCCTACGATCCGGCGGCGGCGACGGTGAGGGAAGTGTACGCCGATCCGGCGGCTCCGGCGGCGGCCGTATCGCCAGCCGAGAATGTGCAGTAAACCTCGTTGAACGGTGCGCAGATTACTTCGATCATCGACATTGCAACGAAGATCAAGTCGGGTGAACTTTCCGCACGAGGCGGCATGGAGTTGTTGAAAATTTCCTTTCCGACAATCCCCGACGGGACAAATTGAGATCTTGTGGCGGCATTATGAAAAACCACGTCACTTCCGACGAACGAAAACAGGCGGTGCTTGTCGATGCGGCCCGCTCGCGCGTCGAGCGGACGGGGATTATCGCCGCACAGCGGATTGGATTTGCAACACAGCAGGCGGCGGCTAAAATCTTGCGGCGCGGCGGCGGCATCGGCGATATGGTGCAAGCCGTGAAATCGAGCATGGCCAAGGCGGTGCCGTTGCTTGCCGATTGCATGATTGCCGGACACTTGACCGGCATCAGCCGCACAAAACACGCCGCGAAATTTAGCCTGGAACTCCGCTCGCTGAAAAGCATGGGGGCAACGCCGAAAACCGCTTATCAAAAAGCACTTGATGTTTTGCGGGCGCGGTTGAAACTTCCTGGCGACAAATTGGACTTACTCCGCTCGCAATACGACGCCGAGGCGGTCCGCGTGGTCAACAAAACCACGGCGGCAATCGAGGCCCGCTTGCAATCGACGTTTTTGAAAGCAACCGCGGAGGGGATGCACGTCAAAGAAGGAAAAAAATTGTTGGCGGAGGCGTTTGAAAAGGCGGGCATCGTGCCGAGAAATTCCTTCACTGTCGAGGCGGTTTTTCGCACGCAGACGCAACTGGCCTACGGCGCTGGCCAGTGGAGGGCCGATCAAGACCCGGATATCCAAGAGATTCTGTGGGGATATAAATACATTACCGTGGGCGATGATCGAGTCCGGCCGGAGCACGTCGGCTTCGACGGCGTGACGCTTCCGAAAGAAGATTCGTTTTGGCAAACCAACTGGCCGCCCAACGGATGGTGTTGCCGTTGTTCGGCAATTTCGCTTTTTGAGGAGCGGAAAATTACGCCGCCTCCCGCCTCCGTGATGGTGGACGGCCGCGAGGTTGCGCCGTCGGCCGACAAAGGATTTCAATTCAATCCCGGATTGCTGTTCGGAGGTTCAGTATGAGTCAGCAGCGTCTAATTACCGTGCGAGAAATGGCGGAAAAACTGAACTGCCACCCGGAAACTGTACGACGAATGCTTCGCAACCGGGAAATTCGCGGCGTGAAAATGGGAAGTGACTGGCGAATCGACCAAGAAAAAGCGATTCTTTCTTTGTCGCATTCGGATTCTAGCGGCAAAAACGCAAAATAATAGCGTTTTTCTTGAAAATTCTTTTTGCCGTAAGTCATTATTCTGCAAAGACTTGCAATCCAATCCGATAATTTTCTGTAAATACCGGCGTATTGCTATTGACAATACGCGAGAAAAGGCGATAATAAATACAGTGAGGCAAACAAACGAGCTTCGCAACCCGGCGGGGTGAAACGCAGGTGGCCTCTGATCGGGCCAGGAGAATTAAAATGATAGTTGACCGCGAAAAAATCACGATGACGGACGATGAAATCGAGCAACTTTTCAGCGATGAATTCCAAATCGGTTGCGCGGTGGATGACTTGGAATTTTATGAACCGGGTGAAATGGACAGGATTCGCGCGGCTCGTAAAAATTGGACCGATCCCGGCACAACTTTAGACGACTCGCCGGGTCGGCTCGAACTCGACCGCGTGCAGGCAACGCGAGGGCAGCGGCGTCAAACGCTGTGCGCGATGGTAATTTGCGGATTTGAAGCGGTGTACTGCTGCTAAATTCGACTTCTCTCCCGCGCGGCGGCGGTCTAATCAGCCGCCGGATACACTGCCGCGCGGGAGACCTTTTAATTTGAGGCAAAAGGGAAAAGCCATGAAGAAAAAAACCATCAAACGAAAACGCCCGATATGCAAAACCGTATCCCGAACCTATAGGATGACGCCCGAGCAAGCGGCGGAGATCGCCCGTCGGGCCGACGCCGAAAACTCGGACGAAACCGGATACGTCATCAGAGCTGCTCTTGCGGCCGCGAAAAAGTGCAGCGGATTAGGATTGTAACTCAACGAGTTTTTTTATTATGAAAATTGTTGCAGTTGAAGATAAAACCGATCCTTCATCTCCGCCGTTTGTCGAAATTCAACTTTCGGAGGATGACGAAAAAATGATTTTGGCCCACTGTTTCACGCCTGACCTTGGTGCAGTGCATGTTGTTTTTCCAAAATTTGGACGATATGAGCTTGTTGAAATTTTAGAAGATTAGGCTATTTTGCGCAGCCCGCAACTCGCGGGCTTTTTTTATTTCTTGATGCAACCAAACGCTACTACGTGCTACTACGTGCTACTAAGCGCACAGATATTTTTCCGCAGTATTTTTTCTTCTTGACAGGTTGCTTTTCCGCGCTCATAGTACACGCATGAACGCGACGCGAGACCTGATTCTTACGAATCGTAAACGGATTCCGTTTTCCCTGGCCGGATCGGCTCGGATGGAAAACGGCGTGCCCGTGCAGAGGTTCCTCAAGGAATTGATCCGCGTCGGCAGTTACGTCAAAGCCAGCGATAATCTGGAATTTCAAGTTACGCCCGACGTGCTCGATCACTGGGCGGCGACGTTCAGCTTGATGCGAGACAACGGCGTGCGGGTTCCCGTGCCCGTAGCCCATACCACCGATGTCGAAAAAAATCGCGGTTGGATGGTCGATTGCTACGTGGACGGTCAATCGCTATATGGCGTGTTCGATTTAGTGGGCGAGGATGCAATCGCCTTAGCCGGACGCAGTGACGTTTCGATTTATTCGCCCGCCGAATATGTGGATGGAAAAGGATACAAATACGCCCGCCCGATTTTGCACGTTGCCCTTTGCACCGATCCGGTAATTCCGGGCCTCAACGGCTTTGTGGCAATTGCCGCGAGCCAAGTACCTGTTTTAATTTTGGAGAATACTTCAATGGCCGATCTCAACACGCCCGCGAATATCGATCCTTCCCCGAAGCCCGCAAGCGGCGGCGGACCGGATACCACCGGCGCAATCAAGGAAGCCTTCAAGCAAGCCATCATCCAAGTTTTGGAAGACACAGCGGCCGACGAAAAGTCGATGATCCTGAAAATTCGGGATATCATCAAGGCCCGCGGCAAGGCGCTCGGACTGTTGGAAGTCAGCAGCAACGCACCGGCGGCGGTTGCCGGTGGCGCCGTGGCCGCTTCACATTCGTCCGATCCGATGCTTATCAAGTTGGCTCGCAAGTCGCGCCAGCAGGACTTGAATCAGCTTGCCAGCCAAGGCAAGATCACGCCCGCGGCCCGCGATAAGTTGGCCGCGCAGTGGGTTGGCGATGATACCACTCTGTCGCTGAGCATCAGCGAAGCGGGTATCGCCCAATTCGACAACCTCATCGCGGCGCTCTCCGAAAATACGGCCGTAATCCTGGGCGAAAAAACGCGGGGTCAAACGCTTTCATTAAGTAGCCCGCTCAAAGAGGGCGAAGATCCCTACGAAAAAACCATGAAGGCAGCCGCGGGGATCAAGTAACGAAAAAAACGCGGGGCCGTTTCGATATTTTTTTTGACACACAACCGACAAACTTTTTTTGCCTGGAGTCTTGACGATGAATGAAAACACGTTACCCGGCGTCGGCACTGCACGAGTTGCCGAATTCCGTAAAGTGCTCAAGTCGCCTAACGGGTTGCAATTGCTACCCGGCGGCGTGGTCATCGACGG